AGCAAGTGGTGTAACCGTAGATAAAAAATTGTTAAAGCCAAACACACCTGAATACTCAAGAGCAATAGCACATATGCAAGGGGGTGGTAACGTAGAAAATATTAAAAAAAGGTATAGAGTTTCACCTCAAGAAGAAGCAAACTTAAATAAAGTGAAAAAACTTGCATAACTGTAAAGTAAATAATGTATATATTAAAATTAATTATAAAAATTATAAAATAATAATTTATGGAAAAAAAGAACGTAGCAATATTATCAGGCAGCTTAAATCTATCTGCAATTGATAAAAGCAAGATTGTAAAAGGTAAAGATGGTAACCAATATTTAAACATTACTATGATGATACAAGACAAATCACAATACGGTAATAATATTTGGATTACACAAAGCCAAACACAAGAAGAAAGAGAAGCTAAAACAAAAGCAACATCTTTAGGTAATGGTGCAGTACGATGGTTAGGTGGTGATATAACAGTAGCTGAAAGAAATGAGGTTACTAATCAACAGCAGCAACCAGCACGTGAAGAAGCTGATTTACCATTTTAATAACTGGGGGTTTAATTACCCCCTTTTTTTTATACCTTTATTAAATGTTAAAGAAATTAAAAGAGGGTGCAAAATTCCCAGATGATTTTTGGAACTATAACGTTAACCCTATATTAGGTTATAAGTATAATCCAAACAGGAACGAACAAGGAACTAATACAGAAAGAAAATACGCAAAACCAAGAATATGATAGCACAAGCAAAGAACATACAAGATAGAATACTTGACATTAAATATGGAAGAGTACAAGAAGGTTTAAAAATAGATGTACCTGAAATAGATGAATACTTACGTTATAAGCAAGGTAATTTTAACGTTTTGATTGGTCACGCTAACGTAGGTAAAACTACTGTTATAATGTACCTGTTTACAATATGGGCAATAAAACACAAATTAAGATTTGTTGTATGGTCAAGTGAAAACACTTCGCAAAGTATTGTAAGAAAAATAATAGAATTTAAAATGGGTAAAACCATTAACGAAGCAAGTGATGATTTAATAAACGACACTATAAACTGGTGCGATACTTATTTTAAAATAATAGAAGTAGATGACCTAATTACATATAAACAACTATTAAAACAAGCTGGACAAATAAAAGATGCTTGGGATTACAATGCACTACTTATTGATCCGTACAATAGTTTATCAAAAGATATAGGTTTATTAAAAGCAGTTGGTGGTCACGAATATGATTACCAAGTAGCAAGTGAGTTTAGATTGTTTGCTAAAAAAAGAGATGTAAGTGTATTTTTAAATGCACACGGTGTAACAGAAGCATTAAGAAGAACCCACGTTAAAGGTCACGAATACGAAAACCTACCAACACCTTTAGGTATGGCATCAGTAGAAGGTGGAGGTAAATGGGCAAACCGTGCAGATGATGTAATATGTATACACCGTTATACAGGTTCACCAACAGATTGGATGTATTCACACCTGCACGTATTGAAAGTAAAAGAAAATGAAACAGGCGGAAGATGTACACCTTACGAAGAACCAATACAATTAAGGATGTGTAAAAATAATGTAGGTTTTGAGTTCCTTGGTAGGGATTTAATACACAATGTAAAACCAGTTGAAAAGTTAGAAATTTGATTGTAATAATATCTTTACTAATTATATGTGCAATTTATTTAATTATAGGTCAGGTAAAAAATGCTGATGTAATTATAAGCCCTGTAATTGGTATGATGTTTGGTTTTTTATATAGCAAAGAAGAATTAGAAGAAGGTAACGAGATAACCTTACAATGTTTGTTAGGTGTAATTAGTGTTACTGTAATATGGGTAAATCTGCACAATGGTTAGCAAAGGTAGCTGAAAGACATACTGAATGGATTAACGTGATTAAGGCTTTTGGCGAATATGAATACGCTGAAGATTTAGTGCAGGAAACTTATCTTATTTTATATAAGTATGCAAATGAAGAAAAAGTTATTAAAGATGGTGTTGTTAGTAGGGGGTATATGTACTTCACTCTACGCAGCACTTACTTTCAATTTTACAAAAACAAAAGAAAGATTAAAAAGGTTTCACTTGACAATAAAGAGTATTCCCAAGAAGTGGAAGACAATACAAACTTGGATGAAGAAGTAGCTTACAACAAAATATGTACAATGATTGATGACCATATAGAAGATTGGCGATGGTACGAAAAAAAGCTGTTTACTTTATACAGGGATTCAGGTTTAAGTATAAGAGGAATAGCAAAAGAAACCAATATAAGTTGGGTAAGTATATTTAACACATTAAAAAACGCAAAACACGAATTAAAACAAAAGTTCCAAGATGATTGGAGTGATTTAAAAAATAAAGATTATGAACGAATTTAAAGGCGATAAAAGAAGTAAGGCATATAAGGCTTGGAAAAAGAACCACGAAGCAGATGGTTTAGGCACAAAGGTAGAAAAAGCATTTAAAAAAGTTGGCATCGATAAAGCTGCAAAGTTTATACTTGGTGATGATTGTGGATGTGATGAAAGAAAAGAAACGCTTAACAAAATGTTTCCAAGTAAAAAGATTGAATGCTTAACAGAACAAGAGTATAACTATTTAGATACTTTCTTTAGTGTTAAAACATCAACAGTAACACCTTTACAACAAAAATTACTAATAACAATATACAACCGTGTATTTAATGGTAATGCAGTTGCTACAAGTTGTGGGAGTTGTTTTCTAAATGGTGTGTATGATAAATTAAATAAGATATTTAATCAGTACAACGATTGAAAGAACAAGAACTTTTTGAGTATTTAGTTTCTTGTTGTTATCCTGATTTAGTAAAAGCAAAAAGCCAAATGAGCAGGTGGGATTGTTACAGCCCTAAAACCTATCATCGTATTGAGTTAAAATGCAGAACGGTACACTACGATACTTTACTTATAGAAAAGAAGAAGTACGACGCTATGATTGCAAAGTGTGATGATAATTTAGATATACCTATGTATGTAAATTCTACACCTTCTGGTGTATATAGATTTAATTTGTATATTGTTAACCCTGTTTGGGAAATACAATATCATAATACCACAACAGAATTTAAGAACAATAAAAAGATACCTAAAGAAATTGCTTTGTTAGATGTAAGCGAAGCAGAAATATTATAAACAAAGAAACAATGAACAAAAAAATAAACAACCTTAAAGAAATAGAATACTACACAAACTTTAATTTAGTAGGTGAACATATAGTTAAATCAAAAAAACTAAAACCAGATAACGTAGCATTAAATGATATGTATTTTTCTTGGCAAGAAGTAGGTTTTTATGTAAACAACCTTATACGTGATGAAAGGTTATACGAACAATCTTTAAGTGAATACAGAAGTGATAAGATACGTGCAGTAGAACGTGCAAGAACAGCAGAACAAAAAATAACAGAACTTGAACAGCAATTAGAAAAACTTAAAACAAAAAAAAGTTTAGGGTTGTAATTGTTTAAAAAATGTTTATATTAGCTAAATAAATATAAACAAATAACAATGGACGAACAAACAAGATTTACAAACGCTGGTAAAATTGGTAGTGCTAGAGGTATAACAATGGCTTTACTTAGTGATGAGAACTATGATCACATAGATAATTACACTAGAAACAGATTACTTAGAATTCAAGAATTATTAGATAGCATAGAATTATGAAAGTATTTAAAGACATAGGGTATTTTATAGAGTATTGGGTTGAAGGTAAATTTACTGGTACATTACTTATTGATAACCCTGACAGGGATGAGGTTGGTTATTATAGTAGAATAGATGCTACTGCCGACACTGATATTAAATTACAAAGAAATAAAATAATTAAAAAAGGCACAAAGTATTACACAAGGTTGTATCCTTTATGTGGAAAAAAAATATAATTATGATAACATTACTAAACGGTGAGCATTGGGGTAAAGAAGAAATAATAACACAAATGTATGATGATGACTTTTACTATAATTTTTTAGGTAAAAATGCATTAAGTTCTTCATCACTTAAAACACTTCTTAAAAGTCCAAAAACATATAGAAACATATTAAACTATGGTGATCCTAATTCAGATAGTCCAGCACTTGCAGCAGGTAAGTTAGTACATTGGATGGTACTTGAAAGCCATAAAATAGATAAGTTACACTTTGTA